ATACCGGACCCACGGGCCTCTAGATTTGTCCGTTTGGTACCAAGGGCGGCCGTTTTTCGTCACGCTGTGTTTGTTCCCAAGATCCGCAGTTACTCTGCGTTAGTAACTCACAGTCACCCTCTGCTGGATAGGGGGCGAGATGCCCCGCACCAAGAAGCCGGCCGGCACCGCGATCGACCCCCGCAACGGCCGCCGCGCTGACCTGGTGGTCGTCGGCGGCGCCCGGTTCGACCCGCCCGAGGGCCTGTGTCCCGAGGCCGTCCAGGCGTGGGACTCCTACTGGGAAGACGGCGTCGCCCAGGTCATGACGCCCGTCGACCGCGCAGTTCTGACCCGGTGGGTCCGGGAGATGGACCGCTACCTGCGTCTGTCCGCGGAGGCGGACATCGAGCCGAGCGTCCGCGGGTCTCAGGGCCAGCCGGTGGAGAACCCGCTCTACGGCACCGCCTACAAGGCGCTCGCGGCCGTGCAGGCGTGTGAGAAGCAGATGGGCATGGGCGCCCTGAACCGGTCGGCGTTGGGGATCGCGGTCATCACCGAGCGCCGTTCGCTGGCCGACATGAACAGCCAGTACGGGGGTGGTGGCGTTGGTGCTCACGTCACCGCAGTCGCCCGTCCGGACCCGCGCATCATCGAAGGCTGACCCGGGCTGCCAGAACTGCGATTGGAGGCCGCGCCGCGGCCAGCTGTGGCCGACGGAGGGGCCGACGGCAGTCCAGTGGATCGAGGACAACTGCATCTGCGGTGAAGGGGATTGGTTCGGCCAGCCGCTCCGCCTGCGGGTGGAGCAGCAGCGTTTCCTGTACCGCTGGTACGAGTACTGCGAGCAGTGTGGCGAGTGGCGCAGGAATGAAGGCCTGCGCGGCGCCGCGACCGGGGACGGGAAGACCCAGTTCATCGCCGCGATCGCGGTGCTGGAGATGGCCGGCCCGCCGCAGATCGCTGTTCCGTCGCCCAACATCCCGATCTCCGCGGCCTCTTTCGAGCAGGCCGACCTGCTGTTCACGGCGGCGGCGACCATGTGCGGCGGACGTGATCAGGCCGTGAAAGACGCTCCCCTGTGCGGGTATTTCACCGTCTACGACACCGAAATCACCTTCGCTGACGGTCGGCCGGGCCGCATTTTCCGGGTCGCAGCCGTCGCGGGAACCAATGAGGGCGGTCTCCCGTCCCTCTTCATTTGCGACGAACTCCACGAGTGGGGTCCGTCCGGTTCACGCAAGGCCCGCGTCCACACCGTCATCGGGAAATCGACACTGAAGCGGCGCACGCCGCGCGGCTCGGGCCGCATCCTGCGAATCTCGACCGCGGGCTTCGACGTGAACGACTCACTCCTCGGCGAGGAGTACAAGCGCGGCAAGGCGGCCCTGTACGACCCGTCGACCTCGCCGAGGTTGCTGTTCGACTGGCAGGAGGCCCCCGAAGGCCTGAACTACGACCTTCCGGGCGACCGGGAGAAGGCCGTCAAGGCGGCTTCGGGCGCGGCAGGCGTGCTGTGGTCGGTCCGGGACCGGGTCAACGCGTGGGGCCAGCCGTCGTTCCCCCGACACGAGTGGCTGAGGTACTTCGCCAACGCGTGGGTCGACATCGCCGAGGAGTCCTGGCTCAAAGACAACCCGGGCGCGTGGGCCGCGTGCGAGGGCGCCTGGGCGTCCGACCCGATGAACCCGTTCGTCGTCGCCGTCGACATGGCGTTGAAGCACGACTCGGTGGCGGTGTCGCGGATCGAGCAGCTGCGCGACCGGCGATTCGCGATCGCGTCGAAGATCTGGCGGCCCACCGGCACCCCGGTCGATCACCTGGACGTCTTCAACTACATCCGGTCGCAGGCCGTTGGCCCTGCGTTCCGCGGTGTCGTCTATGACCCGCGGTTCTTTGAGGTCCCGGGCCGGATGCTCGAGGACGAAGGCGTGCTCGCGATCCAGTTCGACCAGTCGCCGCAACGGATGGCCCCGGCATGTGGGCTGGCGTATGACCTGATCCTCGAGCGTCGGATCGTTCACGACGGGGATCCGGAGCTCGGCGCGCACGTGAAGGCCGCGGTGAAACGGGAGCAAGACCGCGGCTTCACTCTCAGCAAGGGCAAGTCGAAGCGGCACATCGACGCGGCGATCACCTTGTGCATGGGTGTCTACATCCTGCACGGACCGGTGAAGCGCCCCGAACCGCTCCCGATGATGGCCACTCTCGACGCCAAGGACCGTTTCGCCACCGACATGTCTGACGTCATGACGATTGGGTTTTAGGCGGTGACCGTGACCGCCGCCAATGCTCCGACCAACGAGATCGGTTACGTCAACCAGTCGCACGGCTCGTCGACGAACAACTGGTGGATGTACGAGGACGAGACGACGCCGGAGCTCCGGTGGCCGCAGTCGGTTCGGGTGTACGACCAGATGCGCACACAAGATGCGCAGGTCGGGTCGGTCCTGGAGGCGGTGGTTCGGCCGATCCTGCGCACGACGTGGCGGCTGGATCCGGCCGGCGCCCGCCCAGAGGTGGTCGAGCGGTGCGCCGACGACCTGGGCCTGCCGATTGTGGGCGAGAATCCGTCGCCGCCGCCGCGGACGAAGGGCCGCTTCAGTTGGCTGGAGCACCTCGAGCTGGCGCTGTTGATGCTTCCCTTTGGGCACATGTTCTTTGAACAGACGTACGAGGTCGCCGAGGACGGCTCTCGGGCGCATCTGGGCAAACTGTCGCCGCGGATGCCGAAGACGATCGATAAGATCGATGTGGCCCGAGATGGTGGCCTCATCTCCATCACCCAGTGCGGCACGATGGAGCACGGCACACAGAAGCCGATTCCGGTTAACCGGCTGGTCGCCTATGTCTACAAGAAAGAGGGCGGCAACTGGCTCGGGCGGTCCATTCTTAGGCAGGCGTACAAAAATAGCCTCCTGAAGGACCGTCTGTTGCGCGTCCAGGCGCAGACGATTGAGCGCAACGGCATGGGCATCCCGCTGTACACGGGGCAGGAGGGCGCCTCCGACGCGTCTCTGGCGGCCGGTCTGGCGATGGCCAGGGGCTGGCGGTCGGGCGAGTCCGCGGGTACCGCGATCCCGTTCGGCGCGACCCTGTCTCTTGTCGGCGTCTCCGGTACCCTTCCCGACGCCCAGCCGGCGATCGACTACCACGACAACCAGATCGCTCGCGCCGTCCTCGCGCACTTCCTGAACCTCGGCCAGCAGTCCGGCACCGGTTCCTACGCCCTGGGTGTGACCTTCGCCGACTTCTTCACGGCCTCCCTGCAGACGCTGGCGCAGCAGATCGCCGACGTCGCCACCCAGCACATCGTCGAGGATCTGGTCGATGTGAACTGGGGGCCGACCGAGCCCGCACCGAAGATCACGTTCGATGAGATCGGTTCCCGGCAGCAGGCGACGGCGCAGGCTCTCGTCGCGCTGATGGGCGCCGGAGCGTTGACCCCGGACGACCGCCTTGAGCAGTCCCTCCGCCAGCAGTACGGCCTCCCCCCGAAGCAGCCCCAGTTCCTCGTCGACCAGCCCGGCGACGGTCCAGCGCCTCCGCCGGACGTGGAGGCGATCGAGGTCCAGGCCCGCGCCTCCTATCCGGGCCAGAAGTGGCGCCACGGCTGGATCCCGTTCGGCAAGGGCGACAAGGGCTCGAAGGCCCCCGACGCGCCCACGAAGCCGTCGAGCATGTCGGATCTGGCGATCGAACTGGAGGGTCTGGAGCCGTCGCGTCAGCGGACCCACATGGCGGACCTGGGCTACACGCCGGCCGAGATCGACGAGGTGTTGGGTCCGGACCGTCCGACGTCGATGTCGGATCTGGCCGCCGAGTTGGAGGATCTGTCGCCGGCGAAGCAGCGTCGCCTGTTGAAGGCGATGGGCTTCTCCGCTGCTGAGATCGCGCAGCTTCTGGGTGCCCCGGTGCAGGCTTCGCAACCACATCCGGGTCAGCGGTACCGACACGGTTGGATCCCGGTCGGCGGCTGGCCCGGAAAGATCACCGAGGCGGTAACAGGTCAGGACGCCCTCGACGCGACGCCCACCGAGTACCGATCTGGTCCGAGGGCCCACTTCGGCGACTACGAGGGTGCGACGTTCACCGTTCCGCCCGGAGCCGGTAGTGAGCATGCGCTCGCCGAGTATGAGGGCGTCGAATACGAGCGGACCAACTCCTACCTTCGGCACGGCCCGATGGCCGACAGCCCGAACATGGTCGGCCACGTCACCGACCGGGTCCGCGAGGTGGACGCAGAGACGGCGGCCCGCATTGCCGAGATCGACAAGACGATGGCCGTGTCGCCGTTGGCGCACGACGTAGAGGTCAGCCGGGCCATCAAGGACGGCAAAGCGACCTTCGGCCAAGCCTGGCACGAGGGCGTCATGAACGACGCGACGACGGATTTCGACGAGCAGGATCGTGAGTACGAGCGCTGGCTCGCCGGAGACCGTCCCGATCTGACGGGTCTCACGTGGCACGAGGCGGCGTACGTCTCAACGTCGGCCAGCGATGAGCATTCGCAGGTGTTCGGTGAACGCTGGTCGCGTATGGCCCGGGAGATGCCCGACTCTTCGGGTGAGCCGGTCATCATGACAATCCGAGTCCCGGCGGGCACTCAGGCGATCCAGCTTGGCCAGCTCGGCTTCACGGAGGGTCCCGGCGGGCGGCAGATCATGGGCTCAGCCGAGTTGATGCTCCAGCGCGGGTTGACGATGACCGTCGTCGCCGATCATGGTGTGGACGACAAGGGCTTCCGCCGTCTCGACGTTGAGGTGGTGGCGGTCGATGCCTAGTGCCGTGACGGATCGCCGGTCGCGGATGGTCATGGACTACTCGCCGCCGATCCTGGCCAAGCCGACCACGAGGCGCATCGTCAGGGGTCCGGTTAACCGCGCTCCGGTCCAGGCCAGCGCACATATCGACGCCGGTGACGACGTCGAACCGGGGCAATTCGACGCCGACACCGCCGCCCTGATCGCCGCCCTGGCCGACTTCACTGGCGAGATCTGGGCCGAGGCCGAGTTCGACGAGTCGAAGCACCTGCGCGGCCCGGGCGGCAAGTTCCGCAACATGTTCGGCCGCATCCAGCGCGCGTTGGCCGACTGGTCCAACGGCGACGGCGCGCACGATCCGCTGGCGGAGTTCAAGGACCGCGCCCCGCTGATGGACGCCGCGAAGAAGCGCGGTGTGCCGTTGAAGCGTGGCGCGTCCCGGGACGAGATTGTCCGGGCGTTGCTGGATGACATCCGCGACAAGCGGGCTGCGGCGCGGGGCGAGGAGGCGCCGCCGAAGCCGTCGCACCGCCTGACCCTATCCTCGCCGCGCTACCGGGATCAGGACGTCGGTGTCTACGCCGAGAAGGACGGCAAGGTTTCCCTCTACCGCGAAGCGTCACCGTTCCACCGTGGTTCGAAGGTCGTCACCGTCGACTCCCTCGCCGACCTGGAGGCGTGGGGTAGGGACCATGACGAGCCGCAGGTAGCGAAGTGGGCGGCGTCGGAGCGGGGTGGCGGGAAGCCGGCCGTCAAGAAGGTGGCACCGAGGAAGGCACCGGCCAAGGCTCCGGCCGCAGCTATTCAGCAGAGGGAACGGGGTGCCCGGGAGCAGCGCGAAGCGCTGGGCATCACTGGTGAGCCAACCGAGACGGACGCCCGGATGGCCCTCTCGCGCCTATCCAAGGCCCAGTTGAAGAAGGCTTTCGCGCAGACCAATACGGGATATGTGCTCACCAGCAGGGCGAGCCTGACGAAACTCGGCGACAAGCGCGGTAAGGCGTTCGGAACGACCGCCACCGAGGAGCAGTTGGTCGACGCGCTGATCGCCGAGGTCGTCGGGCAGGCTCGTCGCGACGCTGGGCATGACGGTCCCCGGTTGGCACACGCGGAACTCGTCGACGTTGCGTTGGAGATCCACCCGGCCGCCCCCTCCACTCCACGGAAGGCACCAGCGAAGCGGGTACCAGCCACCCCGGCGCCCGCGAAGGCTGTACTACCGGGCGCGCCGCAAACGGACCTGACTCCCGACGAGCAGGCTCGTGCCCGCCGGCTGATTCGGCAGGACCCGCAGATCCTCGCCTCGATCCGTGACCGTTTCGGGCGAGTATCAACGTCGGGCAACCTCAGCCAGGACGATGCAGCCTGGCTGGAGAGCGTCGCCAAACGCGATCGGGTCTTCGTTGAGCACCTGGCGCAGGACGCGCAGATCCAGCGGATGATCGGCGAAGGAGCCAAGAAGGCGGGTCAGTCGCCGAGCGAGTACCGCGCGGCGGTCTCGGCGCGGCTCAAGGAGCTTCTCGCCGATAAGCCGATTGCGGTACGGGTCCGCGACGATGCCGCGTTGCGCGACATCCTCAGCGGTGGTCGTTTCAAGACCTCACTGGAGGGGGCTCGTCGGACCGCCGGACTCGGGAGCGACTCCGACCGTCGGCGCCTCGGTGAGCACATCATGGGCGTGACCGCCGACACGCCGGCGAGCGAACGGCCTGTCTACGGCTACGTCGCCGTCAGCGGCATCGAGCCCGCCCTTTCCGCCGGCCGGAAGTTGTCGGGTTTCGCTTTTGAGCGAGAGGGCCAGGAGGATGTTCTCAGTTCGTACGGTGAGATTCAGGTTGTTCTGAAGCCGGAGGTTCGGACGCGGACGACGGCGACGGTCGGCGACAGCCTCGACGAGATCTGGGCCATGCGGCCTACGCCCGTGGACAATCCGGGCGCGGAGTCGCTCGGTTTCCACAGCTTGGACTCCGTCATCGCTCCGGGCTTCACCCGACAGGGGTATGTCGAGGCCCAGATCCACGGCGGTGTACGGGCCGACGACATCTCAGAGGTCGTGTTCCCCGCGCAACCCACCTCGGCGACGGTTGCGGCGCTCGACGCGCGCGGCATCCCGTGGCGGGTGCTGGGCCGCGACGGGACGTCCACAGCCGGACCTTCGCCTGCGAAGGCTGTACCGTCGCCCGCCGACCCCCTTGCCGACCTCCGCACCATGGACACCGAGTCCGCCCGGGACGCCCTGGACCTGCGCAAGGTGCCGGAGCTGAAGGCGATGCTGAAGGCCGAAGGTCTACCGGTGTCGGGGAACAAGCGGGCGTTGGTGGACCGACTGGTGGAGCACCTCGGCGGCGAGGGCGGCCCAAAAGGTGAGGCGCCGGGCAGCAACCTACCGCCAGCCCGGCGCGCGCCAGCCACACCCGTACCGATTCACGACCTGATCGACGCCGACGACGCTACGATCACCGCCGCCCTGCGCGACGTGTACGAGGGCCAGTTCGGGCCGTACACCACCAAGATCCAGGTCGGCATCAGGCGAGCGGGCACCCGGACCGACAGTCGCGGCCGCGAGCAGAAGATCGAGCCGTCCATCTGGGTCGAGGGCAAGATCTACGACAAGAACGGCCACGAGATCGGCAACTTCGGCCGGGCGATCGGGCCGACCGACAGGTACTACGGAGACGTCGTACGCCGCGAGGTCTGGGCGGAACATGACATCGTCCAACTCGGCAACTCCGACGAAGACCGTGGCAAGTACCAGGGCAAGGGCTTCGGCGGCGCGTTCAACCGGCGGGTCATCGACTGGTACCGCGCGTCGGGCGTGCACGGCATTGCCCAGGACGACCACAACTTCTACGTCTGGGCGTCGCAGGGCTTCGGCTTCCGTGGCGGGATCGTCCCGAAGCAGACCTCCGAAGCGATGAGCGAGCTGATCGCCGATCTGCGAGCGGGCAAGACGAAGAACCGGTACGGCGAGCCGATCCCGAAGGCGCTGCGCGAAGCGCCCGACCTGGATGCGCAGATCGCTGCGGCCGAGGCCGTTCTGGCACGGTTGGAGTCCACACAACCCGGCCAGCCGGGCTACCCAACCGCGTACGAGGTGTCGCAGCTCGGGCGGCGTCCGGGCCAGCGGGGGAAGACCGCAACATGGTTCGGGAAGGTGATCCCGGTGCCGGCGGACGAGCTGATCCTCAACCCGGACGAGGGCGAGGTCATATCGTGACCGCCCGAGTGGACTTACGCCGGTAGACATGCGGCTGGACGATTCGCGAGTTGTGTCGTCAGGCAAGGGTATGGATACCGCCGATATGCGCATACAGGTCGTGAAGCACGAACTCAACCAGGGCGCGCTCGCTGGCTTCAGCAGCACCGTGACCGACTATGCGGCACTGCTGGTCATCGCCGCACTGGACTCCTTCGACCAAACCGCACTCGACCAAGCCAATCGCGACGGCTACCGCGAGGGCTTCGAGGCCGGCCAGCGGCACTGCCGACATAGCTGAGGGGGTCGCCTCGTGGTCCAGCCCGACCCGATCGTGGTGCAACGCCAGAACGACCTGTTCGACCTCTGGCACGACTTCGCCGACGCGCACGCCGACGATCCCGACTACGACCCGGACGACGACCCGGAGTTCCACGCCGAAGCGCGGCAGATCATGGGGCTATCGGACACCTCCCGCTCCACCGTCCCCGACGAGGACGACGCCGTCGAAGCCGGGGGCAGGTGACCGTGGACTCCACCGACGTCACCGAGGTGCTCGCCGCTCGCACCACCGAGGAGTCGGGCGGCGGTGGCGGCGGTAAGCAGACCGCCCACGTCCAGTCCGGCCCGACCGGCGGCCAGTTCACCTCCGGCACCACGTCGAAGTCGACACCGACGAAACCGGCGGTGAAGAAGCCGGCGCCGAAGCGGTCGCTGCCCGGGTCGCAGGTCACACCGATCGCCAAGAAACGCCAGACGCTGAGCCGCAAAGGCCCGAACGATCCTGAGCAGGTGAAGCAACTCCAGGCACTGCTGAAGGAGCTGAAGATCTCTGGCCTGGCCGTCGACGGCAATTTCGGCGGCGACACCGAAGCCGCAGTGAAGGCGGTGCAGGAGAAGCTCGGGCTCAAGCCCACCGGCCGCTGCTCGGCGAGCCTGCTGGGCACGCTGGAGAAGGTCCACGCCCTGTCCCCGTGCGTGGTGCGCGCCTCGTCGCAGGTGCTCGCCGCCGCCGGTCCGGTCGGCTACGACGAGGACGAGGTCACGGACAAGGTCGAGATCGCGCCGGGTACGTGGGTGTGTGCGCACGCCGACGGCACGGTGTCGATGCGGATGGCGTCGGACGCGGCCCGGCAGTGGGCTGAGGCGGTCGTCGAGATGGCGGACGAGGCCGGCCAGGACGAGGGCGACGAGCCCGACGCCGGGGAGGCGGGGGAGTACGTCTCGGCGGCCGCCGAGGAGCCCGTGGGCGAGCCTGTTGAGGCTGCGGCCGGGCACGACACGACCATGGGGCACGACGAGCTTCACCATTGGTGGGTCTACGAGGAGGGCCGCGAACGGTGGCACACATGGACCGAGCTTTACGACCAGTTGCTGCCCAAGGTTGGGCCGGTCAAGGCCGCGGTCTACACGTCGGCTTGGTTCAAGGAGAGGTTCGGCTTCTATTCCGGCAGTGACCTGAATCGTCTGAAGAACGGGAAGCCGCCGCGTGGCGAGAAGGTGGGGCCGGGCTGATGGCCAAGAAGTCCACGCCGCCGCCGCCGGTGAAGAAGGCCGTACCGAAGAGGCCTCGCAAGTCCGTGAAGCCAAAGGCGTACTGAGCTAACCCGGGCGAAAGCCCACCGACCGAGAGGCAGGTGGGCTGATCGTGCATGCCCAAAACCAGGTCACCGCGGCCGGTTCAGAACCCTACGGCGACGTGTCGTATGCCGACCCCGGCTATCAGGACGACAAGAAGAAGCGCTACCCACTGGACAGCGAGGCGCACTGCCGCGCCGCATGGTCCTACATCAACCAGTCCGGCAACGCCGGGAAGTACTCACCGGAGCAGCTGAAGCGGATCAAGTCCCGCATCAAGGCGGCCGGCAAGAAGTACGGCATCGAGTTCGCCGACGAGGGCAAGGTCACCGCCACCGCTGGCACCACGACGATCGTCATGAACGACACCGGCGGTCGGGAGCTGCGCGACGCACTGATTGCTGACGCCCTGAAGTATGTCCGCGCTTCCGGTGGCGAGTTGCCAGAAGCGATGCGCCTCGGCGTGGGCCGGGGCCGCCGCGACGTCTGGGCCTCGTCGGAGCTGCGCGACATCGAGTTGGCCCGCCCCGGCACGTGGAAGCTCGCCAGCGGGCCGCTGACGGTCGACGCGGAGATGCTCGCCGACGCCGCCCGCTTCGCCAATCGCACCGGCGCTCGACCGGGCTACCTGAAGATCGGCCACAC